TTCGCCCATTGCCCTGAATCCTACACCACCTCTACCATGCCCCATTGCATCGTGAACAAATCTAAAAATGTCATTATTTAGAGCAGGTTGACCGCCTATATTATAACCTGACTCACCCAATAAAGGATTATCTTTAGGATCAAAATTAACATCGCTTCCAAACCCAGAGCGAGTAGGAAATATTCCTAAGCGTCTATTTTGCTCAAGATCAATCAACGCTTCGTATGGGCTATTTTTATAAGGATCAACATCATTGATAAAATAAGGCTCAATTCCTCTATTTATCAAAGACTCATACTGTCCTAAAGTTTCTTCAATCATTGCATCATAAGAGCGTTTTACCTCAGGGTTTTGAGGATCGTGCCTCATCAAGTCATATTCTCTAGCTATCTGTGTAGCTCTTGGCTCATCTACAGAGACATAACGGACGATTGGCTGAGAAGGAATGCCAGAAAGTTGCGAGTAATCTTGAGCGGCGGCTGCTACTTCAGGGTTAGGGCCAACACGAACAGGGCCGCGCTCTGGGATTCTCGGCAAAGACGGAGCGCCTTCCAGCGGAGTGTCTCCAATAGTTAATGAAGGTAACTTATTAAGTTTATCCTGATTCCATATTTCGTAATGAGCGCCGCCTTCTCCGTCTGGGTAATATGCGCCGTCATAACCCATATCTATGAGTTGACCGTTTGAGTATTTATCCGTTTCATCAAAGCTGGCTAACTTTAGTTGAGAGTCATCTATTTGGCGTTGAACAATTCCACCTTCACCGGCTGCTGCTACCTCACCGATATCTGGGTTTGTGGTAAACCAAGCAGAACCGTCTGCGGATTTATCAAGATCAAAACCAAATTTATCTATTGCTTTTGCAGAATCAGAACTTGTTCCGTGGTATATGTTCCGCAAATTGCTTCTAGCTTTTTTTGCAACTTTAGAGGCTGCATCGCCAACAATAGGCACAACGCCCATCATGTTAATGCCAGTGCCAACCATGTCTCCTTGTGCATAGGCTCTTGATGCGTCCTCTAGGCCAAGAACGTCACCGACCACTGGCAAGAAATCTGCTGCTGTTTCAACGCCTCCAGCGGCATTAAGAAGACCTTGACGGTATCCACCTTCCAGACCTGTCGCATCTATTGCATCACGCATAAAGTTGCTTAAAGCTGACCTGAATGTAGGTCTGGCGTTCTGCATAGTCTGAACACGAGGAGCTACCTGCGTCCTACCTTGCAAGGAGTATTTTTTTGCTTGCTCCTGCTGCGCTATGGCGTTAAGAGCCGATGATCCTGCGCTGGGGCTGCGTTCAGCCATTCTGCATTCTCGCTATCTCAGAGTCGGACATATATCTCATGGCTCTGCGCTGAGCCTCAGCTCGCATCCTCTCGGCCTCTGCACGTTGCCTGTCGCTGATGTCAGCCATCTTCTCTTGGTTGTTGAGCTGCTCGCCTACTGCCTGTGCGCTTGTCCTGTCAATCGTAGCTCCTGCCTGCTGAGCCTTGATCTGAGTGTCCATGCGCTTAGTCTCTGCATTGAAGAAGTCTATCTGGTTTTCAGCCTGATCGCCTTGCATCTGCGTCTGGAGCTTCTGCGCTTCTAGCTGTAGCTTCATCTGCTCGTTCTGGAGCTTGGCCTGCTCTATCTGCGCTCGCAGCATTTCGGCCTGAGCCTTCATCTGCTCGGCCTGTGCCAAGACCATGTTTGGGTCTTGCTGTGGCTCGCCTTGCTGCTGCTGCGCTGCCGTCAGCTCTTCTTCGGTCATCTGGTCTTGAGGTATCAGGCCAGCAGCTATCATCTGTGAGCGTTTGCGGTCAGAGATTTGCTGAGCTGAGGCCGTAGCCACGTTGTCTAGCAGGACATCACCAGCGATCTGGAGGATGCTTGGATCGACCTTAGCAATCTCAATGATTGTTTCAATAGTCTCCTGTTGACGATTCTTGAAGCTCGCACCAGCCTTGACCTGCACATCATAGTTACCTACCGACAGGTCATTCACAGTCACCACATCGCCTGTCTGTTGGTCTATAACCTTCTGGTTGATGTCAGCAACGTCATAGGTGTTATCTTCCTTCAGCAGCCTCACAGTACGCGCTGAGTCGTATATCTCTGGGATGGCAGACACCAAGATGCGACCAGTGGCACGAATGCCAAACTCCAAGGCTTTGAAGTATTTGATCGTAGAGTTATCGCCTTTGTTCTGTAGAGCATTGATAGCAACGCCAGACTGATTCTGTGGATTGTCACCCATGTTGCTGGAGAACATACCAGAGGCGTAAGTAATCATGCCTCGCATAGCCTCAGACATTGTGCGTAGCGCTGGGTTGATCTGTGCGCCACCTTGCTGCTGAGGTACTTGCGGGTACTCAGGATCTACGTTGAAGAACTGCACTGGATCGTGGTTAGTGTTCAGCGTCTGTAATGAATCTTCATGACCAGCAGCCTGACTCATTGTCATCCAATACTTAGACCTTGGCGCAAGGCTAGTCTCTGCTACCTCACGGCTGACTGAGTAGTTCAGCACTCGCTGTGAGTCCATCAGCTTCTCTACGAGTCCCCAGAAGATCGTCTTGTTCTCAAATATCTTGTAGTTGGCAAATATAGGAATCACCGGAATCATGCTGAAGACTGTCTCTTTCTTCTCTTCAAGCCAATCACTAGCGTCAAATAACCGTGAGCAGACCGACTTCTTGACGCGCTTACGCCTGCGTACTTCTGTCACTCCAATGGATTCAAGCTCATCAGCTATCTTCTTGAAGTCATCGTCAACCTCATGAACCTGACCATTGGACATCATTGCAAGCTCACGCTCTTCCTCTTCGCAGTACAATAGCTCACCAATAACCACGACCTCAGCCTTGTCATAGTAAGCCTCACCATCACGGCCTTCATCTACTGACTCGCCAGAGCCTTCTGGGAAACGCCGGTCATACTCTTGCTTACCGATTGCGTGAAGGATAAAGCAATAGCGTGAGTCTGACTTGTCTTGCTTCTCTGCCGCAGGATCAAACCATACTCTGTCTAAGGCATTGCCAATAGGCTCAATAAACAGGTCTTGGTCAAAGCTATCCTGACTGACGTACTTATGCACAACGCGCCAAGCGCCAAAGCCAGTAGTCACCATAGTGCGAGCAGCGTGGTTGTAGACCTCGCTAGCATCAGACATAGACTCAATATTACGAACAATGCCTGAGTAGGTATTCGCTATGTCCTTGGTACTGTTGCCGCCAGCAGGAGAGACAGAGACATCAAAGGAGGCTTGGTCAATCTCCGAACAAACCTGATCAATAATCGGATTAACCATATCAAAGCTGTAGCGCGGAGACTTGGACTCTTTCGCGTTGCTGTACCAATAGGGTTCCCATTGACCATCACGCTTATCCACAAACAACGCAGCCTCGCGCCCATTGTCGCGCAGGTCTTGGTCAGCCTCCTGAGAAGCAGAAAGCAGGTTAGCCACATACTCGTGATCTTCATAGCTCGAAGAGTTATAAGTGTCCTCGCCATACTCTTTCTTAGAGTCTTTCTCGTATTCATAATCGTCTTTTTTAGCCATGCTTCCATCCTGAGAAGTTCAAAACAACCTTCTGTTGGTTTATTGCTTTAGGCGAATGCAGCGACATCATCAGCGCATCACCCATGTTCGGACTCGGCAACCGATAAGGAGGCTTTGCCATCTCTATCTTGCTGAGTATCTGTATCTTGCCAGCGTTGTTCCGTTTAAGTGGTATGCGGCATACCTCAGCGCGTAGCTGGTCTAGCACTGCTATCTCCGAGGATAGGCTGATCATGTCCTCTGGGTTCACATACTCGCCTTTGGTCACAGCTCTGTGCGTGGCCTCAAACCTGTCTCTTAGCCGCCACCAGTATTGCGCTCGCTTGTTCTTGAAGGTCTCACGGTTGGTCTTGTCTCGCTGGATGCCGCCGCTGGTGTACGGTAGCTCTGGGTCTTCAGCAGCCTCTGAGCCTTTGAACATACTGTACTTGATGCTGTTCTTGCCTGCTAGCGCCTGATCTACCTGCCGCTTGAGGCTTACCCCAAGACCGTCAGCGTCCCAAATGAAATGGTCAGCGTTAGCCTTCAGCGCCTTGTCCAGAGCCCAGTCCATGCCTTCACTTGCATCGCCTGTTACCATTTCACACACATCTAATATCACGTTGCCGTGCCTAAGCGTGAAGCCTTTGCTGTCACCGCCTTCATCCGATGGATCGTGAGAGGCTATGATCGCGCCTTCAGGCTTCCAGCCTAGCTTTACATGAGCGTCTACCGCCGACAAGAACCACTCAACAGGAATGATTGAGTCTTCGTTCTCATCATACGTCTCGCCTTCCCAGACATGAGCATAAAGAGCCGCTGACATATGCTCTTGGTCATAGGCTCGCTCTTGCTCCAAGACTTCTGGGAATGCTGGATTATCGCTATAATTCATCCAGACAATCGTATGATGCTCATCCTCATAAACGCCATCTCGCCGCAGCTCTTTCTCAAACGGCTTAACGAATCGTAGGAAGAATGGATCAGCGGCTGACCTTGGGTTAGCTGCCATCCATATCTCTGAGCCTGCCGTCCTGAGCGTAGGCGTGAGAGCCTTTAGACTGGCCTCTGAGATTGTCTGAGCTTCGTCCACAAAAACCCTGTGGAAGCCGTGGTATGACTTCACAGACTCTGGCGATCTCGCAAGCCCGATATACTTGAATGCCGTCTCATTGTTGTAACGGATCTCATTGCGCTGGATCTCAAATCCTTTTAGGTCTAGCCGCTCTATCTCGGCACAAAGCAGCGTGTGGATAGAATCGTCAATGCTGGCTTGGAACTCACGAGCGCAGAGCGTCTTGATGCCCTGCATCTGTGCTGCCTGTAAGCACAGATCACCCATCGTCATGCTCTTCCCACTGCCTCTGCCGCCGATGCAGATTTTGTATCGGGCTGGCTGCAAGAAAGGTAGCATCTTCTTGGGTATCTGCATCTTAGGCATGATTAATAGCCCATCATTCGGATTTCTTTATGTTATCTTCAGCCGGTGATCTTTCCTCTCGCGGCGGTGCTACAAACCCATGCTTTGCGGCATAGGCTAATGCGCTATCTCTAGCAGATTGCCGAATTGTTTTTACTGTCTCTAGCAACTTCTGGTCATCAATTTCATGCCATCTAAACAACATATCTAATTCATCTTCCATTCTCACTCTCCATATAATCAGTAATGTGATGGTCTAGGGCTTATGCTTGTCCAAGAACACACCAATGTAGCAATCTTTTGTATGCTTGGTTCCTTCACCACAGTTTGGGCAATAAAAAAAACCGCGCTCTTCTGAGCAAAATTGCAAGTTATCAATATGCTCAATGGACTGCTCTAAATCCTTCTCTAGCTCGGCTATGCGGTCTTCGTAGTCCTCGTGAGTGTACGGTAAAGTAGCCAATGCTTGTGTGAGGTTTAAAGCGGCCTGTGAAAAGTGCATTGCGTGACCTGCCTCCTTCGCAATTCCTGCTTTTTCAGCCAATGCTTCAATTGCTTCGTTTACTTTTATTAAGTCATTCATAGGGTTTTAACTCCTTTGATTTAAAAAAATTAATTTATTTCTTCTATTCACTACTAACGGTGTCCTTCTGGTTCAATGTTACTAAATTGATCTCGCGCCAGCTCTATAAGATTCGCTAGCGACTGAGACGTTTGCGGAGAGATTGCTGTTTTCGCTTTAAAGGCGATTTGCAACTCGCCTATACCCGTGAATTTTGCCGGCTTTTCTCCAAGCCATTCACATATGGTGTCCAGAGTCTTCCTGTCTGGGATATGTCCGCGCTCAATTCTAGAAAGCGTTGTAGGGCTAATTCCGATTTCATTTGCTGCTGCCCTGATGCCCATGCTGCCTCGTCTTCTGAGTACGAGTTTCGCTAGATCATCATATTGCATAGAGTCTCCTGCTTATGATTTAAAAAAATTAATTTATTTCTTCTATTATTCGTACTTCACAGTATTCTTCTTCTTCTTAGCCTTAGCCATTGCGATAGCGATAGCCTGATTCTGCGGCTTGCCTGCCGCCATCTCTGTCTTGATGTTCTTGGAGATGGTCTTTTTGCTCTTACCGCTCTTCAGTGGCATCGTTCATCACCTCTATCGTCCAGTGTGTGTCCATGTCCATCATAATAGGCTTGCCGTCTGCACCTGTATGCTCTGTGCGGCTCTTCTCTGTCCATCCCATCCGCTGAGACAGCCATAGCTTCATGCTTGGATGATCGCCTTCCATCGCCTTGTCATAGAGCTTCTCGACCATCATTATGCCAGCTCTGGTCAGACCTCGGCTGTAGCTGTCAGAAACTCGTGAGTCACGCTGCATAATTTCTTTTAAGGTGTTGATAGATATGCAGAAATAATCAGCAAGTTGTTGCTGGGTTAGTGACGGTGCTAGTTTCTCAACCAGCTCTACCTCATCATCTGTAAACACTCGCGCAGGTCTTGCCATTAGAAGAACTCTTCCTTCTCAACTTCAATAATAGTTTGAGGAATACCTGCCGCAGTCCTTAGCTCTCTGCGAGCCATTGCTGCCACGTATTCCTTGTGATCTTTATAGCGAATCTTCTTGCCTTTAGACTTATCTGTCTCATATATCAAAATATAGAAATCATCATTCTCTACAGTTTTTCTAAGTAGATAGTGATGATCTGGCTCAAAGTCTTTATCACGCTCAAACAGGTCTCCTATTTTGAGTCCTACCGATTCTACCACATTATCACCTTTTGCACCGCAAGAAAAACAATACATACCGAGCTTTTGACCTTCTGGCGTGTCATGCAAATTGACACTCATGCTTGGATTGCTGTCATCATGTACAGGACAGCAGGCAGTCCACTTGTTAGTGCCTAGCTGTCTTACCTTGTCGAGCCTATCTAATACTGGCTGATACCATTCGTTTACCATGTCCGCTTACTCCACGCTATTTGTCGGCTCTTAATCCAGCTCAGTGCCTCTGGGATAGGCTCTCGGACTACTTGCTTCAGGCCATTCGGAGCGCAGGAGAAAGCATCTATGTACTTATGGTAAGCCCAGCCTTTCTTGTAGTTGTGCTGATACCCGTAATGTAGAAGAGATGAATACCACTCTTGCTTCTGCTCCTTTGTAAGCGTCTTGCGCCTTGCCTCAGCAGGTGACAAGTTCTCAGCCTTGACGAGCTGTGTGCCGTCATCCTTGAGTGTCGGCGTACCTATAGGTAACTCCCATCCGCATTTACAACGCAATCCTGTAAAGGCTCCTGAACACTGCTTGCAGTTGTGAACCACTGGCTCTTTCTCCTCCTTCTTGACCTGCTTGCGCTCATCAAAGTTTCTTTCGCCTGAATGCAACTCAGAAGGCACAAAAGACTCAGGATAAGCGCCAAAGTGAGACAGATTGCCTGCATGGTCAAGCACAATACCTCGCTCCTTATCAGGATGAATGCGCCATATGCGGCCTATGCGCTGAATCCAAGTCGTAAGGCTGCGAGTCTTGTAGCAGTCAATGCAAATTTCAACACCGCTGTCATCCCAACCAGTATTCAAGAGTCGGCTGTTAATCATCACCTTGTACACGCCATCTTCAAAATCTTGGTACTTGAGCTGTCTGGTTGCCTCATCATCGTATCCGTCTATGTGTACAGCTATCTCTTGGCCCAGCTCTGCGTTAAACCGTTCAACGAGACTCTTGCTGTAAGCTATCGAAGGCGCAAAGCACACAGCTCGCTTGGTGAGGTTCTCAGAGTGCTTGACGTAGTTAGCCACTATGTCACCTGCCAGCGTGTCATCCTCTGCCATGCGGTCTCCTAGAGCCTCAGCGTCATAGTCTGAGTTTCCTGTATGAGACTTCTTAAGCTTGAGGTCAGAGGTCTCTGCCGTCCTGCCGTGGTAGTAATCTGTAGGACAGAGCCAGCCTTCATCTATCAGGTCTTGCGGAGTGGTAGTCACTATGAGGTCTTCCCATAAGCCTTCTGCTGCCATGCCTCGGCTGTAAGGTGTCGCTGTTAATCCTATGTACACAAGGTTGTTTAGTCTTCTCATTTGATCTAACAGACCTTTGTACATCTGGTGAGCTTCGTCAATTATAGCAATGTCATAGACGAAGTGGTTGCGCCTGATAGCCGTGGCTGTACTGACTATCTGTATGTTCTCGTCTGGGTTGTAACGTGGATCGCCAGCTTGCAGGACAGAGTAGCTTGCTCCAAGAGAATCGAACGTGGCTGTAGTTTGGCTCAACAACTTCAATCTATCGCAGAAGAAGGCTACCTTCTTGCCTTTAGCTGCCGCATTTACAGCTATGTAAGCAGCTATATGCGTCTTTCCCATGCTACAAGGCGCACTAAGAATAACGCGCTTGTTGCCAGCTCTGAGGCTGTCTCTAAGCGCGTCAACTGCGATTACCTGATGAGGTCTAAGGCTGATCATGTGGCTCTAGCTCCTTACAGACATCATCGTAGATGCCTTTGTAGTCGGGATGACCGTAGTCGCTTGATCCGTCCGTCATCTGGTGAGTGTTCCAGATCACAACGTCTGAGCAGTAGCGGAACTCCGCAGCAACTAGATCCTGCTTGTCAGCTTTGCTCACAATAAGAAACGCCCCAAAAATCAAAAACATTAGAAATCCAGCTTTTCGATTTGTCATTAGAAAGAACTCCTTGAAAGGCCATATTCTTCGTAGTAGTCAAGCGCAGGCGGGTTAAAGATGTCGCAATAGCGATTCCAGATTCTTTCCTCAATGCCGTCTAGGATAAGATCTTTTGCTTTTTGATAAGCATTATCGTACTTCAGGAAGAAGCTGTCGTGTCCCATCAGGCCAGCAAAGGCTTTTGCCATATCTGCCTGAAACTGCTCATATTCAGCGCAGGTCATATCTTCTGCTATCAGCTCATCGAGCGAGCCATTGTCTTCTATGTAAGCTACCGTTAAGAGATCCTTGTGAGCAGATGTAAGCTCAACGCAACGATCCTCTGCATTTACCATCTCTTCCAGATTTTCATTAATTACTGTACTTAAACATTCCATAATTTTTCTCCGTCAAGAGTGATGCGCCTCCGAAGAGGCGCGGTTGGTTTAGTCGATTGCTTTGATTACTTCGGCTTTGGTTTTAAATTCGTTATCTCTGTTGGTTAATCATATCTACAATTCTGTACCCGCCTAAAGCCTTCACCATTTTCAGGTTTGCTCTCTTTGCTTTCTTTTCAAGCCTTAGAAATTTTCGCTCGTTATAGCGACGTTGAATTTTTGCTTCCCATGTTGCTCGTACTGTTATCATGGTCTTCTCCTATTGATGAGCAGCGTTGTGCCACTTCATGTAAAGCATTGTACACTAATAACACCTTGTGTCCACTTATTTCACACTTATTTGAAGAAAAAATCATTTTAGATGGTTTGGGACACCTAGTCCTAGATTTCAGCATGATCCGCAGTGTATCTATTGCCAGAACGCTTCATCAATCCTTGATGGCTGCGTCAAGCCTCCTCTGTGTCCGCTAACTGGTTTGCCGCCCGTCCTCTGCTGGTTGGGCGCGATCCCATCACTCTCGGAACACTGCGCTATCTGGGCGTTTAAAGGCTACCCATAGGCCATATCGCTGAGTTTTTTCGGTCAGGATTTATCACACCGGATTGCCAATATACTACTAAACAATAGTAATGTACAATACACAACATATGCCGGTGTAATGTAGTTTCCCTACTACATCTTGTACCTCCCATCACAAGCCGACTCGGCGGTGCGCTGGCATTCTTACTTTTCAAACTTTTTTAAAACCAGCTTGCACATGATTTCAACATAGTGTAAGGTAGCATCTCCTTTAACGAGAAGATGGGAGTCTACTCATGTCACAAGCACACTTCTGGGCAGCGTTTTCAGCGGCCCAATCTAATTTCACCTCACCAAAGAAGTCAGGAGTCAACAGCTTTGCTAATGGTCATAAGTACCACAAGCTAGAAGACTTGTTGCCTGCTGTACATAGAGTTTTATCAGGGCAAGGCATCTTTTTTTACTTTGAAGACCTTAATCAAGAGCATCAAGCAGGAGTTCGCATCTGGCTGAAGCACGAGAATAGCGGTCAGCATTACTGCCAAGAATGCTTTGTTGACAAGAAAGAACGCAGCGCCCAAGCAACTGGCGGCTGCTACACTTACGCAAAGCGCTATCTTCTCGCAAGCCTTTTTCTAATTTCAGATCCGAAATTGGATGATGGCGGTGACTTCGCTACTCATGGCAACCGAAAAAAGCCTGCTGCAAAGCCAAAGTTAGCTACTGATGAGACGGTTGCTAAGATACGCGCAAAGCTCTCTGATCTTAATGTTCCAGAGGAGGCTGCTTTATCTAAGGCTGGAGCTAAGACTTGGGTTATAACAAATGATCAAGCTAATATCATTCAAGGCCGCATTGATCAGTTGGAGGCAGCATTATGAGAGTTCACTACGTTGAGCAAGGTACTGACGAATGGTTGGCACTGAGAGCTGGTTGCATAACTGCATCTAGCTTTAAGTCACTGGTAACTAGCCGTGGTGAAAAGACTGCATCTTCTACTCGTGATACTTACCTTAACCAAGTCATTGCTGAGAGGCTCACAGGAGAGCCTGTGGATACTTTTAAGAATGCCGACATGGAGCGCGGTAACGAGCGTGAAGGCGCAGCACGAGACCTATTTGCCGCCATTATGGAGGTAGATGTCAAAGAGGTAGGCTTCCACCTTCATGACGATTATGACATAGGATGCTCGCCAGATGGCCTGTTTACGCTTGAGTCTGACACTGGCGTAGAGATTAAGTCACCACGAGCCTCTACTCATGTTCGTTATATGCGTAATAAGAAGCTGCCTGTGGAGTATGTTCAACAAGTTCAACTGAGTATGTGGCTGCTTGAAGTAGATCGCTACTTCTTCTTCAGCTACCACCCAGACCTTAAACCGCTGATTGTTGAGGTAAAACGCGATGATGAGTTTATTGATAAGGCTGTGCCGATTCTAATTGACGCAGCCAAATATGTTAAAACCGAAACGGAGAATTTAAATGAGCAATCAATTTAC